ACAGTCTCCGCAAACTACTAGTCCTCTTCCAACAGAACAACAAGTAGAGGCTGAGGCAAAAGAAGCAGGATCTGCAGCCGCAAAACAGCCAAGTCCAAATCCAGCGCCAGTTCTTACTTCAATACCCACGGAATCTAATATTGTTCCAACATTAGATACTCCTGTACCAGCAGACAGTCTAGCAGCCGGTGGACCCACAGCGGAACCTACTAAAACAACACCGAACGACGAACCAGTATTTGTATTCAATCAACGTCAATTAAATTTTTTGGAATCATATAATCAAAGTTTAATTGATGGTGGAAATCCACAACTTATTATTTCTGATTTGACCAGTACCGAAGCACTAAATCTATTAGCAGAACAAGGATTGATTCAATCAGATGAAGACTCTCCGACTGATCAACAACCAACTGAAGGGTATACTACAGATGGAGGACTTGTAGTAAATATACGAGGAGTTGGACAACGAGAAATTGTTGAATACGAAGAATTTCAGTCTGTTGATCCTGGTTTTGAATCTGGTTTTCCAGAAGAACAAATAACAGTTGACAGTTCAGATAGATATGTAGCTACATTAGATTTAACTGCAACTGATGATCCACTTGGAGATAAAATAGCAGAACTTCAGGCTGGTCAGAATACTGGTACATCTACGTTACCAACTAGAAATCAACAATCTGGTATAGGATCACCAAAAGATTGGCGTTTTAGAATAAGTTTGGCTCCGGGAGCAACTTATTTGTATAAAGATTCAAGTCCAGGAATATTAAAACCTTTAATGGCCACAAATGGAGTTATTTTTCCATATAGTCCACAGATAAATCTTGCATATACTGCTAATTATAATGCGACTGATTTAGTTCATACTAACTATAAAGTTTATAATTATAAAAATAGTAGCGTTGAAAATATTAGTATAACTGGAGATTTTACAGTTCAAGACAGCGCAGAAGCAAATTATGTATTAGCAGTAATACATTTTTTTAGATCAGTTACTAAGATGTTTTATGGTCAAGATCAAAATCCAGCTAGAGGAGTTCCACCACCATTGTGTTACTTAACTGGATTTGGACAATATCAATTTGATATGCATCCAGTGGCTATTACCAGTTTTACTTATACTTTTCCAAATGATGTAGATTATGTTAATGCTTATCCGACAAACAATAGTGTATCTATTGGTGGACAAAACATGGCACCATATATGCCTCAAATAGCAAGTTTTTTTAGTCCATTAGATAGATTACGAACATTGGCTGGTAATATTGGAAAAGGTGGATTACCTCCTCCTCCGACATTTGTTACTAGTAAAAATATTAATGAAGTAACAAGAGTACCAGCAAAAATCACTATTCAACTATCTTGTATACCTATTGTATCTAGAAATACAATGAGTAATCAATTTAGTTTAAAACAGTATGCAAATGGTTCGTTATTAAAAGGAACTGCAAACTTTTCACGCACTGGCGGAGGACTTTGGTAATGTTATATCCACAAACTAGCCCGTATTTCAATTCAGATATTGTCAATGGAATATTTTTAGATGTAATGATAAACAGACCTATACCATCAGATCCAACTGATGTTTATTGGGAAATTACTTCAATCTATAATTTAAGACCTGATTTATTAGCCAGTGATCTTTATAATGATAGTAGATTGTGGTGGGTGTTTGCTCAAAGAAATCCAAATAAATTAAAAGACCCATTGTTTGATTTTGTTCAGGGTGTATTTATTTACATTCCTAAACAAGATGTAATTGTTGCTTCATTAGGATTATAATATGACCTTTAATTCAAATAAGTCATCCGATGACAGTGCTCCATCGGGTACGAATGCGGCCCCATCCTCAACTTCAGGTCAAAGTAATACATCCAGTACACAAAATACAGGACAAAAATCAACTAATAGTGCTGGTTCTGATTTTTCTAACAATCGCACTGATAATCCACTTAATAATTTTAGTAGTTATACATATTCAATTGTATTATATGCTATTAGTCCAGAAGACGCTAATACATATGCAGAAACAGGACAAACTCCAACAGACAGATCAAAATATTATATTGTTGCTCAATCAGGAGGAATAAGTTCCGCTGATAGTCGTGCCATAACTAGTAGTGGCAATCCAGGCCCAAATCAAATGGGATTAGATTATTTTATTGATTCATTGGAATTCAAAACAACTATTCCTAATACTGCAGCAACCTCTGTTGCTCAAGGGTCTAGAATTAAATTAAAAATTATAGAACCATATGGATTTAATTTTACTGAAGAATTGAAAAAATTGGCGTTAAAAATTTCAAAAAAAAGTCCATTGATGAAAGGAGTTACTGAAGATAACTTTAATCATAGACTTATGCGTTATATTTTAGGTATTAGATATTATGGTTATGATACACAAGGAAATTTGGTAACATCTAAGAGCGGATTTGTAAAAAACTATAGCAATGGATTTTCTGATGACAATAGTGTAATAGAACGTTATGTTGTTGTTGCCATAAATGATTTTAAGTTTAAAGTAAATGGAAATTCAACTACATATAATATTGAATTACAAGAAGCTGCACCTCAAGCTTCTCTGGGAACTATAATCGGAGTAACTCAAAATCCCCTAAATATTAATGGTTCAACTGTAGGTGAAGTTCTTATGGGATCAAAAGGTCCAAACTCTAAATCTTTAGTGTCAGAACTCAATAGTCAGACTAAAAAATTAACAGAATCTTCAAATAAAACTGAACAGTCACATACTTATGAAATAGAATTCTTGGACGAAAAAAATAAATCTGATCCAAATGGTCTGATAGCTACGGCAAAATTGTCAGAATCTGATGCTAAAACTAATACTGGATCAGGTGCTTCATCAAATACATCTAAATCAAACATTGCGGAACAGTTTAAGCAACAAACTTTTAATAGTAATATAAAATCGGTTGGTTTCAAAGGTGGAACTGAGATTGTACAAATCATTGATGATATTATATCTAAAAGTAGTTATGTTTCAAATGCTTTAAAAGTATTAAACAATGAAAAACCAGAAACTGGCAGTGTTAAAAATACATCAAAACAAGAATTTAAATGGTTTAGTATAAATCCAATTGTTACAACTAAGTCATTTGAAAAAAAGACAAATTATTGGACTTTTAATATAAAATATCAAATAAAACCATATATTATATATTATATTAAGTCAAATAACGTTACAAATTTTTGTAAATTTAATGGTGCACACAAAGTTTATAACTATTTTTTAACTGGAGAAAATACTCAAGTTTTAAATTATGAACTTAGTTACAATGCATTATATTTTATTCCAGAAAGTTCAACTCTTAATCAGACTGGGTATGCAATTACGGAATCTAATACTAGTTTAGCTAAACAACCAATACCAAGCGCAAATCAAGGTGGTTCACAAAGTGGTACAGGGGGAGTTGGAATTAATAATGAAACTGTTCCGCAAGAAAACGTAAGAGCACAATTATATAGTCCAAATGATGCTTATAAAGTTACAATGAAAATTATGGGTGATCCGGATTGGATTTTAACAAGCACTGGAATTAATGCTGTTGCTCAATCTAGATTTAAAGCAAATCCAAAAGTAAAATCATTAAGTGGTACAGCAGCTGATTTGGGACCAACAATGTTTGATGGACAATTACTAGTTCAAGTTATATTTAATACTGCTAATGATTATTTAAATACTGGATTAATGGATGTAAGCGATCAAGTATTGACAATGAGCCCAGGAACAAGAAATTTTAATATTAAAGGTACAATTTTTACAGTATCGCATGTGACATCTTTATTTTTAAAAGGATCATTTACTCAAACATTAGAGATGCAAGTTGTCCCGTCAAATTTATTAGTTACCGAAAACTCAAATTCTTCCGCCGATGGTAGAGAATCTTCTACAACACCAAGTGGTACTAATACTGGTACTGATGGTACGACTAGACCAACATTATCTACTGGTGATTTTATAGCGGCTGATGCGAGAGCAACCACAGATGCGTCTTTGATAGAATCACAAAGTCAATTGGCACAAAATTCTCCCTCAAACAATTCTCAGGGCGTCATAGTTACTGGACAACTTGGTAGACAAGAATTTGCAAGTGATGATAGAACTTTCACGGCTCGCAATAATAGAGCTGCACTTGATGCGCCAAATACAGATAATACGCCTTACGATTATGCAGCCTCAGCTGCCTCGGCGCGAGCAGCAGAAAAAGAAGGACTTGGAGTTACTGCTGACGGTACTCCATGGAGACTTAGATAAAGATATAAAATGAAGACTTTCTGGCAAAAAGTGATAATTACAAATAATGGTAAATAGGAAAATAAAATGGCAATAGATGCACCAAAAGAAGGCACCCCAGCAAACTTTGAAAGTGATCGTGGCGGACAATCAACTTTAATTAAAGAACCAGTTATTGGAATTGTTAAGAACAATGTTGATCCCACTCATAGTGGGGCAGTATACGTATATATTGCAAAACTAAGTTCATCTAGTTCACCAAATGATGGAGGAAGTTGGATTAAAGTTAACTATCTTAGCCCATTTTGTGGTTTATCAGGAGTAAGTGGAGTAGCAGGATCAGGATCAACAACCGATGGATATGGTAAATTCGTAGGAAATCCTCAGAGTTATGGATTCTGGGCAAGTGCACCAGATATAGGAACTCAAGTTCTTTGTATATTCATTAATGGTGAACCAGAACAGGGTTATTATATAGGATGTATACCTCAAATTGGTTTATTAAGTATGACTCCAGCTATAGGTAGTAGTAAAGTAATTGTTCCTAATGATGGAGAAGCTAAAACATATGGAGGAGCTGACAGATTACCAACTGGAGAAGTAAACTCTACTAATCCCAATCTTGCTAATAGCGGTACGATAGTAACTGATCCTAAACCAGTTCATAGTTATCAAGCTGCAATTTTATTTCAACAAGGTCTAATCAGAGACAATGCACGCGGAGTTATTAGTAGTAGTGCTCAACGAGAAACTCCGAGTAGAGTATTTGGTATGAGCACTCCGGGCGGTCCGATATTTCAAGGAGGTTATAATAATAGTAATATCAAAGCCGCAGCCACTGGATCAACTGACCCTAGTAAACTAACAATGATTGGCAGAACCGGTGGACATAGTTTTGTTATGGACGATGGTGATTTACAGGGACAAGATCAATTAACAAGAATCAGAACATCTAGCGGTCATATGATAATGATGAATGATAGTTCTCAATCATTGTTTATCATTCATGCTAATGGTCAAAGTTGGATAGAATTGGGTAAAGAAGGTACAGTTGATATGTATGCTAGTAACTCAGTTAATATCAGAACTCAAGGTGATCTTAACTTACATGCAGATCGTGATTTGAATTTACATGCTGATAGAAACTTTACATTGTATGGTAAAAATCTAAACATGGAATCTGATAATGATATGAATATCAGAAGTGGTGCCAATTTTAGTCAATATGCTAGCACAAGTTATACAGTTAAAAGCGGTAGTGATTTGGCATTGTTTGGTGGTGGTTCTACTAGTTTGGCTGGTAGTGGATCCACATACATAAATGGAAAAAAGATATATTTAAATAGTGGCAATAGTGGTACAACACCGGCTGAGGTACCAGTAATACCAAAAGTTAATCACCCAGATACAACTTATAGTACAGAAAAAGGATGGATGTATCCAAGTCCACACGCTTTACTATCTGTTACTAGTAGAGCGCCAACTCATATGCCTTGGATTGCAAGCGGAAAAGGTGTAGATGTTAGTGTTTCTAGTAGTACTAATAGTAGTCTGCCAACAACTACACCGGCAGTAGCACAAGTAAATAACGAAAGTGCTAGTGTTCCAACTCGTCCTACAAATCCTGCAACTATCAATACAGTAACTACACCAACTGGATTTGATAATTCAGTAGAAGGTATTAATGCACAGACATTAAGAGCTCTAGTTGGTCAAAATGCTGAGTCTAATAGCACAAAGGCTGCCGGCGGGCCACCAGCACGAGCAATTAAAGGAACTGGAACATCAGCAACTGTATCACCAGTTTCATTAATGTTTGGATTAAATTTAACAATAACTGAAGGTGATATTACAGTTACACCTTACTCTGCACCTGCAGATACTAAACGTGGTGAAGGAATTCTTGATGGACCAGGAGGATTGACATTAGAACAAGCTTGTGGACCTGGTATGGCAATAAAACCAGGTTCAAAAGATTTACTTCAAACAAGATTGGCTCAAGGTATGCCAATGGATAAAGCAATACAAGGTTTAGTAACTGGTAATCTTGGTGCCACTGATCCTATTAAATTGTTAACTGATGGTAAAGTTCAAACTCAAATTATTGCTGGCAGTCTCAATAATGCCGCTAATAGTTTGGTAAATTCTGGAATATTAACTGGTGCAGAATCTGCAGGTCAGGCAGGAGGATTAGTATTAGCTGCTTCTAATTTTGGTGTTAACGCTGTTACGGGAGTAGTTAATGGAGTTCTAGGAACAGTTACTGGAATTGCACAAGGAGTCACTAATGTGGTAACTGGAACAATTGGTGCAGTAACCAACATTGCAAGTGGAATTTCATCAGGTGTCAGTAAAATATCAGACATGATGGCCGGAGGTAAATTTGCAGGTCAACTAAGTGATAGTATCAGTAATGGAGTTACTGGATTAGCCAATAGTATTAAAGGTGCAATTTCAACTAGTGTTGATAGTTTAGGTAAAAGTTTGGCTGGTTTAGTGACTGGACTAGAAAGTACATTAAGAGGCGCTTTTAAAACGGTAGAAGCTTCATTTAAGAATCTTACTGCTAATACTCCAAATATATTAGGTGGTAAAGGTAATGCAAGTAGTGTCACTGATTTGACAACTCCAGGAGCAAAATATCAATCTTCACAGGCGGCATTGGATATTGCACAATCTAAATTTGATGATGCTAGAACTGCATATAGAAATAATCCAGATGATATAAATTCAATTGCATTAAGCTCAGCTGAATCGGCATTATCAGATGCTAGAAAGAAAACAGCCGGTGCATCATTAGATATTATAACTGGTGGTGTAGATTCTGTTATATCTGGAGTTAGTAATGTGGTCAAATCTGCCACCTCTACAGTTTCTAATTTATTTACTGGTCCTGCAACCACGCTTAATAGCGGAATCAATGCATTGCCTGGAGGTTCTGGGTCAATGGTCAATACTGTTACAACTGACAGTGGCACAAACATTGTTAATAATGTTAAGAATAGTATTACTTCTGCTGCCAGTACTGGGGCGGTTGCTGGAGCGGCAGTCGCTGCAAATTCATTATCTAGTCCCACTGGTTTAGTTGGAAATTTAGTTAATAATACTACTAATGCCATTACTGGAGTTGTCAACGGTGTTGTCAACACCGCTACTGGACTTGTTACTGGAGTTATAGATACTGCAACAAATTTAGTAACTGGTACAGTGAATGCGGCTGTAGGTTTAGTAAATGGAGTTCTTGCTTTACCTGGTCAAATTATTAACTCAATAACCGCAACAGCAAATGGAATACTAAGTAGTATTCAAACTGCTCTAGCGAGTATTGGAAACATGGGTGGACAAATTAAATCAGCGATTCAGGCGGTTGAAACATTTAGTAAAACTGATTTGACTTCTAAAGTTGGTACAAATATGGGAGATTCAAGAATACCAATTCCATTGACATTGACTAAATCTCCAACTCCACAAGTATCAGAATCTGGACTTACTTCAAATGATTCAGCATCAGATCAGCAGGCTAAAGTATTGGCAAAAATTAAAGACCTTGAAGAACAAATACGTCAGAATATTGCTTTGATTAATAAAGAACAAAGAGAAAATGCTGGACTTTTTACAAAAATATCTAGCAGTGCTAAACAATCTAGATTAGAAAGAGATTTAAAAAAGGCAAATGAAGAATATCAAGCGTTAGTATCTAATCAGAATCAAGCGCCACCATCGCAATCTCCGTCAACTTCTACTTCAGAAGTTACTACTACAACTGAAATTGACAATTATGGAAACAAAATAATTACTACACGAGGTGGTGGAACAAGCCGATTCATACCGGTGGCAGAAGCAATAGCTCGCAGAGATTCAACAAACAGATAAAAATTAAAAGGAAAATATAATGCCAACATTTAAAGGATTTTCAACAGTCGGTGTCAATCAATCATTGTCATTAGTTAGACCTGGTGTATATGGTGGAGTAGGATCCACAACCGTTCAGCCAAGAATAGGTAGAAAATATGCACTGTCAGATCAAAATCTAGTAATTAGAGATTTATTAAATGCATTAAGTATTAAACAAGGTGATAAAGTTGGACAACCAACGTATGGAACTATATTATGGTCATATATATTTGAACCAAGTACACAGGAAACTCAACAAGCAATAGAAGATGAAGTAAGACGAGTTATAAGTTTAGATCCTAGAATCATATTAAACAGTGTTGGTATATATATTCAAGAAAATGGTGTATTATTACAGATAGAAATGGCATTTAGTCCATTTAATAATGTTATAAAAACAGATTTTTTCTTGAATAGATATAATGGAAGTATTCAACAACTAAGTCAATAACTTCAAAATACAATGATTTTTTAAGAATAAATATAGTATACGGGAAAAAAACATGGTTACTAGTTCAAGACAAAGTGCATTATTTGGTTTACAAGATTGGAAAAGAATCTATCAAACTTATAGAGAGGCTAATTTCATGTCTTATGACTATGAAACTTTGCGTAAAAGTTTCATTGATTATCTGACTATATATTATCCAGAATCATTTAATGACTATATTGAAAGTAGTGAATTTGTTGCTATTCTAGATGTTATGGCATTTATGGGTCAATCACTGGCATTTCGTGGTGATTTAAATGCTCGTGAAAACTTTATTGATACTGCAGAACGTAGAGATTCAGTTATTAAATTAGCTAACTTAGTTAGTTATAATCCAAAACGTAATACAGAAGCCAATGGTTTAGTAAAAGTCACTTCAATCAGTACTACTGAAAGTATTTTTGATATTAACAATGTAAGTTTGGGTAATACTACTGTGTTGTGGAATGATGCCGCAAACAGTAATTGGCAAGAACAATTTAATACTATTTTAAATGCTACATATGTTAATAGTCAAAGAGTAGGTCTTCCAGGAAATAAACAAGATATTTTAGGAATTCAAACTGAAGAATATACTATTAATTTACCATCGGGATATAACCCAGTAGTTCCGTTTTCCACTCAAGTAAACGGTGATTTGGTTAATTTTGAACTAGTAAGTGTAACTAGCGCCAATAAAGATTATCTATATGAAATATCTCCCGCACCTAATAGTCAATTTAACATGGTGTATCAAAATGATAAGTTAGGATATGGTAGTCCAAATACAGGATTCTTTTTCTATTTTAAACAAGGTACCTTGCAAAGTTATGATATATACTTTTCAGAAAAAATTCAAAACAATTTTCAAAATATATTTATAGAAGGAATCAATGAAACTGATACTTGGTTATATCAATTAAATAGTAACGAAACAATAAATCGTCAATGGACTAAAGTTGATAATCTTTTTACCACTAGTTATAATAGTCAAGGAAATAGTGTTAGTTCAATATTCAGTGTAGTATCAAGAACCAATGATCAAGTAAGTTATGTATTTGGTGATGGAGTATTTGGAGAAATTCCAATTGGAAATTATAGAGCTTATGTAAGATCGGGAAATTCATTAACCTATAGTATTGATCCAAGTGAAATGTCGGGAATCGTAGTCAGTATTCCGTATATTAGTCGTCAAAATACAAATGAAACTTTAACTATAACATTTAGTTTACAAACAGTTAATAATACCGCACAATCTCGCGAAAGTATACTTAATATCAAAGAACGTGCACCCGCTCGTTATTATACTCAAAATCGTATGGTTAATGGAGAAGATTATAGTAATTTCCCATTTACTTTATATAATAGTATTATCAAAAGTTCGGCTCTTAATCGTAGTAGTATTGGAGTAAGTAGAAATATTGATCTATTAGATCCAACCGGAAAATACAGTAGTACTAACGTATTTGCAGATGATGGTGCATTATATACTGATCAATTACCTAAAAATGTAACATTCTCAACACAAAATATTAATTTTGCTATTGAATTTTTATCAATAACTTTACCATCATTTTTAAGCAGTTCACCAACTATTCAATATTATCAAGAATATTATCCAAGATATACTGGATATTATCCAGGAACAGAATCTGTTGATCATAGATGTTACTGGAATGAAACTACGCTTGATGGATCAAATGTAACTGGATATTTTTATGTAAAATTATCATCTGGTGTTAATATACCAATATCACTTGGCGCATTTAGTACATATTCAATGAGATATATTACTCAAGGTGCACAACTTAAATTTGTAAGTCCACCTGGATTTTATTTTGACGTTAATAATAGATTACAACAAGGTATACCAAATTATTATAATGGCGATCATACCAGTATATGGGTTGGTGTCAATGGTGTAATTGGAGATGGTTATAATTTTGGAGATGGTAATTTATCTACAGGAGTTGGACCAGTTACTCTAAATTCATTTGTACCAACTGGCGCATATTTAGATCCAGATCAATCAACACCAACTGGAATTATTCCTCAATTTGATAATACTTTCAACAGTGTATTAACTACACAAATTCTTGATTTGATAAATCTCAAACAAAATTTTGCACTTAACTATGATAATAGTATTTTAATTAATCTAGAACGTTGGTCTATTGTACAACCAATACCTACAAATCCAACGCCAACTGATTACTTTGTTAAATTTGTCAGTGATAGTATTAACAATTCATATCTGGTTACCATTAACAATGTTAACTATTATTTTGCATCTGTAGATCAAGTTAGATTTACATTTGATGGAACACAACGAGTATATGATCAACGTAGTGGACAAGTGTTTTCTGATTTTGTAAATATCTTTAGAACAAATTCTAATTCTACTAATACTAGTACACTTGGCGAAGATTATATTTTAAATGTAACTGGACAACCAGCACAAAGTGATGGAATGCCAGATGATTATCAAATCACTGTCAGTAGTATTAATCTAATCAGTGGATATACATATGATCCAGATTTTTTTAATACTATAGTTGGGACAAGTTCAACTGCTTATGTATTCTTTAGAATATTCACTGACATTAATGATCTATATAGAACTCAAGTATTACCAGTTGGAACAGTAATATATGCATATCCAACTCAAAATCAAGTTCTAAATGTTATATATGAGTATCCTGCTGAAACACTATTCTATTGTATTAATGGAAGTGTTACTAATCCAGTACCAACATTTTATCAATCGGCTGTTGTTCCAGGAACACAACCAACAGTTCTTATTTTAAATGATGTTACTTCATCGTACGCAGTTACTAGAGGTCGTGGTGGAATTAACTTTCAATATCGTCATAATAGTGATAATACTACTAGAATTGATCCAGCTACCACAAACATCATTGATTTGTATTTGGTTACACAAGCATATTATACTCAATTTCAAAATTGGATCAATGATAGTACTGGAACTGTTCAACTACCACCAAAACCAACTATTCAAGAACTTCAACAAGCTTATGGAGAATTAGATAGTTATAAAATGATCAGTGATAGTGTGATTTTAAATAGTGTCAACTTCAAACCATTGTTTGGATCTAAAGCTGCTCCAGCACTGCGAGGAACAATCAAAGTTATTAAGAATCCATCTACAGTAGTTAGTGACAGTCAAATTCGCAGTAGTGTGTTGGCTGCTCTTAATAGTTATTTTATAATTAATAATTGGGATTTTGGTGATACTTTCTACTTTAGTGAACTGACTGCCTATCTACATATGCAATTAGGATCATTAATAAGTTCAGTGGTATTAGTACCTGCTGATCCTACTCAATCATTTGGTGATTTATATGAGATTTTAAGTACACCTAGTGAGATTTTCTGTAATGGTGCCACAGCTAGTGATATTATTGTAATTAGTGCATTGACTCCATCAGCCTTACAAAGAACGATGTAATTTTAAATGTTCTGACTAATATAGATAAATTAGTCGTTTTTTGTAGTGATAAATAGTAGATACAGTAATGGATAATTAATGACGATATTTCTTTATAAAAAAACTCATTTGGTGACAGGATTAAATTATCTTGGAAAAACTATATCTAAAGACCCTCATAAATATCGTGGTTCTGGAAAGTATTGGCTTAATCACATAAAAAAACATGGATATTTAGTAAATACTGAAATATTAAAAGAATGTCAAACATCAGAAGAACTTAAAGAATGGGGATCATATTACAGTGAACTATGGAACATTGTTAAAAGCAATGAGTGGGCAAATTTGCGACCTGAATCTGGAGATGGCGGGACGACATCTGAAATTCAGAATCACTCAGATAGAATTGAAAAAAATCGCCAATCTGCTATAGATATGTGGGCAAACGAAAATCACAAAAAAATGAGAATAGAACGAATGACTATAGGACTAAATCAGCCAGGCGTTCAAAATAAAAAGTCAAAATCATTGAAAAAAACACTATCTAGTTTGGAAGGAAAAAAGAAAAATTTAGATAGTTTAAATATCGCCAGATCCAGTGACAAATGGAAAGAAAAAGTTTATGATACAATGTTGTATACATTTTATCATCGCGATGGTAGAATTGTACAATGTACTAGATCAGAACTCATTAATAGATATCAAGTACATAAAGGAAATCTATCTAGTGTAATATCCAGAAAATCAAAATATAAATCAGTTAATGGATGGAGTATTACTCCAATGGAATATAAAAAATGAATTATTTTTACAATGATATTAATGGAATAATGTAATGGCAACAAAAATTCGGTCACTTGATTTTCTTCCTGAAGTTTTTAGAACTGACAGTAATGCTCAGTTTCTTTCTGCCACATTAGATCAGTTGGTTCAACAACCTGATCTACGTAGAGTTGAGGGATTTATTGGTCAAAAATATGGTTATTCTATTAACCCAACTGATCGTTATGTAGTTGAACCAACTAAAGTTCGCTATGACTATCAATTAGATCCTAGTGTTGTATTCTTAAAAACTGAAACTCAAACTGCCAAAGATTTTATCAATTATCCTGGTCTATTAAACGCATTACAAAATAATGGCGCAATTACTAATAATAATGATAGACTGTTTGAAAGCGAATACTATAGTTGGGATAGTTTTGCTGATCTAGATAAGATCGTAAACTATAGTCAATACTATTGGTTACCGTATGGCCCTGATGCTGTAACAGTATCAACTAACACAATTTATCTATCAGATAATTATAATATTACATATAGTGATACTGGATATACGATTAATAATTCAGTACAAAAAAATCCATCAATAACATTATTACGTGGTGGTACATATACATTTGAAGTAAATCAATCGTCGCAGTTTTGGATTCAGGGTGTTCCTGGATTATCTGGATATGGTTTAAGTCCTAATACTAGTACTAGAGATGTATTAGGAGTAGAAAATAATGGTGATTCTATTGGTACAGTTACGTTTACTGTACCAGCAAAAGATGCTCAATCAGAATATGATTTGCCAGGAAATAATACTGTTGATCTAGTAACTACATTGACATATGCACAAATCAACGGTCAAACCGCTGCATCAATTGGTAACATTGACGGTGTAACTCAGTTAAATGGTAGAACATTAATGTTCTATAATAATGATGAAGCCGGTAGTTCTCAGACATATTTTTATTCAATTTCTGTTAATATTAGCACTAATATTGTCACGTTGACTCAAGGTATTGGAATTCCAAACTCTCAAAAGATTACTGTTACTAGTGGTACTACTTATGTTGGTAGAACATTCTATCGTGATGGTACTGGTACAATTAAATTGATACCATATCTTTCTGCAGTCTTAGATACATTGTATTATCAAGATGGATCAAATCCACTTAATGTTGGTGTTATTAATTTAATAGAAAATAATACTACTAATAGTATTAACATTGATCAAATTTTAGGTAAGAAAAATTATACAAGTCCAAATGGTGTTACATTCATTAATGGTCTTAAAGTTATATTTGAAGGAACCACTGTTCCATCAACATATCAAAATAATGAATATTATGTTGAAGGTGTAGGTACGGCAATCAATTTACTATTAGTCAATGACTATCGTAGTGTTGAAAGTGATGAACCAGGAACATATTATCCATGGGATTATTATAATTGGGACGATAAAGAATGGGATCAATCAAATAATGTACCATTATATCCAGATTATTTAACAATCAATAGAAATAGTCGCGATTTAAATGCATGGTCTAGAAGTAATCGTTGGTTTAATATTCAAGTTATTAATGCCACTATTGAGAAAAATGGACAATTAACGTCAATTATCGGTAATACCAGTACTCGTGCACAACGACCTATTATTGAATTTTATGGTAATCTTGGTCTTTATAATAGTGGAACAAAATTCTTAGATTTTGTTTCATTATTTGACAATACAACAATTGACGCTTTTACTGAAATAGTTGGCCAACCAGCCTATACTATTGATGGTCAACCATTACTTTCTGGTCAAACAATTATTTTTAATCATGATGATAATAGTTTAGTTCGTAAAAACGTATATGAAGTTTCTTTTGTACCAACTGGACCGGGAAATTCAAATGTCATTGCACTTAATATTGTAGAAACTGCACAAGATAAAAACCAAGTTACTATCATATCTGGTACAGTACGGAAATCAACTAGTTGGAGATTTAATTCTGTAGATTCTACATGGATTCAATGTCAACAAAAATCAACAGTTAATCAAGCTCCATTATATGACATATATGATATAAATGGAATATCACTTAGTGATCAATTATATTATAATGGTTCAACATTTGCAGGAACCAAACTATTTTCATACACTGATGGTACGGGCAAAGTTGATCCTATATTAGGATTCCCAATTAGCTATTCAAGTACAGTTAGTATTGGTGATATTAATTTTACAGTTAATCTAAATAAAGATTTATTTTATTATCAACAAAGTGATAGTGTTGTTGAAGAAAAAATTAATATTGGTTATGTATATGACTATCTAACCCCTGATGTACCAACTAAAAAAACTGGATGGGTAACAGCATTTACTCAAAGTTTTCAGTCACAAGTATTTGAATTTACAGTCAATCAAGAAACTCAATCTAGATTTACATGTGATGTAGTAGTGAAAACTGATACGGTAATTGATCCACATCATGTGTATGTCAATGATGTATCGTTAGATGAGGATACTGCTTATTCACATGTCATTGATCTAAATAACAATACTACTACTATTATATTAAATACTCCGGCAATACGTGGAAATAAAGTTACAGTAACATTATTGAGTGATCAAGTTAGTCGTACTGGTTATTATGAAATTCCTAGTAATTTACAAAACAATCCATTTAACACCGACATTACTAATGTTGATGTTGGTGATATCAAGAACCAGTATGACACCATATTTGAAAATACAGTAGGAGTAACAGGACAAGTATTTGGACCTAATAATGTTTATAATCTAGGAAACTTAAACAGATTTGGCACGGCAATTATTCAGAATAGTGCCAGTTTAGTATTACCCGGTGTATTTTTACGTAAACCTGGATTTAATTTATTTGAAGCATTACAATTCAACAGTGATCAATATACAAATTTCAAATCATTGTTGATTAATTTAACTGATCAAAACGATTTCACAGTCTATACAACTCCAGCTACAATGTTGGATACAATTCTTTATCAAATTGCCAGTACAAGAAACAGTACAAATTCATTCTTTTGGAGTGATATGTTGTATACTGGAAGTCCATATAGAACCAACAGTTATCCATTTAATGTTTCATTATCTACTATTACATTACCAACATATAGAACTTATGATTTTACATCAGCGAACTATTATGGTTTAGCTGTTTATATTACTACTACAGTTAATGGTCAACTAGTTACTAATCAATTGATACGTGGTGTGGATTATGTTGTTAGTGATATTAGTCCAAATTTAACAGTAACATATAACATTGTTGCTGGTGATACAATTACAGTTAATGAATACAATCAAACATATGGTACATATTGTCCAAACACACCAACTAAACTAGGATTATATCCAAGTTTTATTCCTGAAGTTATCTTAGATAATACTTATACTATCCCAACTTATTTTATTTTAGGTCATGATGGTAGTTATACAAAACTTTATGGTAATTATATTAACGGTCAGTTAACTGATTTCCGTGATAAAGTTTTATTAGAATTTGAAACTAGAATTTACAATAACTTAAAAGTTTCTGGTGATATACCATTATCAGCAGATGAAGTTATTCCAGGACAATTTAGAACCACTGATTATTCACAAAGTGAAATATTAGATATATATAGAACAAATTTCTTAAAATGGGTTGGTTTAAATCGTATTGATTATAAAACACAACAATACAATAGATCAAATCAATTTTCATATAATTATAATAAGAGTACTAACATACTTAACAATGAATTGTTAAAACAAGGTTATTGGAGAGGTGTATATAATTGGTTCTATGATACTAGTGATCCAGCAAATGCGCCATGGGAAATGTTAGGATTAACCAGTGAACCAACTTGGTGGACTGATAGATACGGTGCTGCTCCATATACTAGTGATAATACATATATGTGGCAAGAAATTAGTGAAGGTTATGTATGGAATAATGGTGATAGTTATATTAATCCATTTAAAATCAGACCAGAATTATTAAGTGTATTGCCAGTAAATCCGGCTGGAACATTACAATCACCATTACCAATTGTAGTTGGTAATTATGATTCATTTACATTTGAACGTAATTGGATTGTAGGAGATCAAGGGCCGGCAGAAACTGCATATCTACGCAGTAGTTCATATCCATTTGATTTAATGCGTATATTAGCATTAACTAAACCAGCAAAATTCTTTAACTTAAATGTTGATCGTGATTTGTACAAATATAATAAAGAATTCAATCAATATCTATACAATGATCGTTATCATTTGAATCCTAGAGAGATTCAAGTTTATGGATATGACGAATCCACTTCTCAAGGCGTGTCCAAGGCATCGTATATTAATTGGGTAGTAGACTATATCAATCAACGTGGTGTTAATGGTACAACTGAAGTTACTACAACCTTGAAAAATCTAGATGTCAGACTAACATATAATATGGCTGGATTTAGTAGTAAACAATACTTAAAATTTTTGATTGAAAAATCAACACCGAATACTCAAAATACAACATTGTTAATTCCAGACAATAGTTATAGTGTGTTGTTATACGATAATGTACCAGAAGATAAAATTGTATATAGTTCAGTTATTGTACAACGTACTAGTGCGGGTTATACAGTTTGGGGAAATAGTCAAAGCGATCCATTCTTTACGGTATCAGTACCTAAAGCTGGATTTACAAAAACATTAAGTGTGAATAATCTGTCAGTGACAGTTAGTAGTGAATTTTATACAGACAAAACTATTACAATACCATATGGTAATTTATATTATACTACTCAGGGAGTTAGTGAATTTATTAAATCATATGGACAGTATCTAGTAGATCAAGGTATGATTTTTGGTTATGTAATTGATACTATAACCTATGACTGGGATCAAATGATTCGTGAGTTTTTGCATTGGGCAGAACAAAGTTGGGAAGTTGGTAGTACTATCAATTTAAACCCATCTGCTAAAATTGCCACTGTAAATAGACCAGGATTAGTGGTTCAACCGTTGACAATTCAACAAGATAATTTTATTTTAAATCAAAATCTAATACCATTACAAAGTCAAAATGCTAGTATTGTAAGAGAAAATGAAAGTTTTACAGTTGGTGTATTAACTGACGGAGATAGTGTAGCCTTTACAAATCTTAATTTGGCTAGTATGGAACACGCAGTAGTGTTTGATAATTCTACCATATTCAATGATACCATTTATGATTTAGTTACTGGATTACGTCAACAAAGATTGGTATTACAGGGTTATAAATCAGGTGAATGGAATGGATATGTTAATGCCAGTGGATTTATTATCAATGAAGATAATATTCAAGAATGGGTACCTAACATCAAATATGCTAGTGGGAAAATTGTAACTTATAAAAATCAATATTGGGTTGCTAATCAATTGATTCAACCACAAGCAGAATTCTTTAATGAACAATGGACTCAAACAACATACGATAAAATTAAAACTGGATTATTACCTAATCCAAGTACCAATGCATATGAAAGTTTATATTACTATGATAGTACTAGAGCAAACTTTGAACTAGATGCCGATCTATTATCATTTAGTTTGATAGGTTATAGACCAAGACAATATTTGGCTGATGCCGAATTAAGTGATATTACTCAAATTGGTGTATATAAAAACATCATTAAAGAAAAAGGAACTAACTTAATTGCTAATGCTTTTAAGAGTGCAAACTTAACTCAGGGTAAAATTGATTACAATGTAAAAGAAAATTGGGCAATTAAAACCAGTGTATTTGGTAGCGTATCTAACAGTAATTTTGTTGAATGTTTATTACTTCAGAATGAACTAACTGGTAATCCAACACTATTAGGATTCTCAGATAATGGATCTGTAAGCGGAGTTCAACAAACAGTATTGATGAATGATATCATCAACTGGAATATGCCACCAACATCTGCAAATTTCTTACCGCCATTTAATGACGTTTATTCATATGAACGTGGTTTACCAAGCGCAGGATATGTCAATCTAAATGATGTAAAATTTAAAGCGTTTGAACTTACTGATTTAAATAATACATTTGATACTACCAATATTGACACGTTGAATCGTGGTGATAATATTTGGGTTGCCAAATATCGTGGAAGTTGGAATGTATTTACTCCACAAACAGTAAACACACAAGTAATAAGTATCATTAATAATTTAAATAATACAATTACTGTTAACTTTGGTAAAAATCCAAATTTGGCAAAAAATGATCCAATTGCAATTAGTAATTTTGATTCTAGAATCAATGGTTATTATGAAGTTCTATCAGTGAATTCATTAACTAGTGTAATTATTTCAAAAGCATTGGATAATGCTGTATTACAATTACAAGGTAATGGTATAGCCTTTAAACTAGTATCTAGAAGATTTACTCAAGCTAGCGATCAAGTATATAGTACGGTATTCAATAGTGAATATTATACCAAAAAATCTTGGATTGATAGAGATACAGACAATCAGTGGGCTGTATGGTCATGTGGTCCAGATTATACTGAGTTTAATATTGACTCTACAGAATTGAATTTACAAGATTTGGGTAGTAGTGTTGCATACAGTACAGAAATAGGTTATGTTGGGGCCAGTGCAATTGATGGAACAATTTATCGTTATTATACTGACACTACTGGTCAAACTATAACTCAAACTATATCTCAACCTTCTTCAACATTTGGCACAGCCATGGTTGCAGTAGATGAATACTTGTATGTCAGCGATGCACTTAATAATAAAGTTTATGTGTATAAGGTAAATTATCCAAGTAATTTTATCACATTACAAACAATTATTAATCAGATTACCACTGGACAAATAACAGTTAG